GCTGCAGTGAAGGATCAAGAGATTGGTCTACTCAACTTAGTCAAGGCGCTCAAAGAGATTGAAGGTATTGATCTTGAGCACGTTGAGAAACTCCTGAATCTTTCTCGTATTTTGAGCGAGAAGGAAAATATAAATACTCAACAAACTAAGGCAGATAATGAACTTACCGGAAAAGTGTCCTCATTGTAATCATGATCAGTGGTTCGTGATTAGTTGTGGTCATTGTGATTACTGTACCCAAGCTGGTTGTAAGAATTGCTTTAAGGAAACGAAGATTAGACCGCACCAAGAAGTCTGCTCAATAGAAAGAGATATTTCTCCGGCGGACTATGAAGAATGGATAAGTAAATTCAAAGAAGATGAGCTTCTTTGTTCCCAACGTTTTAATGAAGAGAATAAGAATAAAATACGCCCTGAGCAGAACGGTTCTGCCACAGGTAGTTAGACGTATAACGTTGCAGGTAAAATCCTGTAGTTACTACCAAAAAGGAACAGTAATGGCACACAAGAAATACCACCATGCTCGTAAAGAGATGCATCATGGCGAGCACTATGCAGGCATGGAGCCGCGTAGACGCCAAGAGATGCAAGACGCAGGTATGATTCATGAGAACCATAGCGCAATCGCTAACCTTCCTCAGGAGGTCATGATCAAGCCGTATCCAGTTATGGGTAATTATCTTCCTGAAATGCTCGATGACACTATTCGTGGTGTTGATAAGCAGATGGATTATGACGATAACAAACGCCGTGAACACTTTATGCCGAAAAAGGTGTAATGATGCCAGTTATTCCAAGAATGTCAGGTAGGGCAAAAAAGATTGCCTACGCGATATTAGGAGTGCCTGCCAACATACAATCTAAGCGTACTAAACAACAAAAGCGTGTTAATCAACGCCTGTTGTTTGAAGAGACAGTTCGCGTCCGTTAAGACATTCAGTGGGGGAGGGTGGTGATCATTATACATTCCTGTCCCTTCCCTTACTGATCTATCCAGGTCGTGACAAAATGTCACGGGTTGAAAGGAGAATCATGAGAAATAGAAAAGCTATGTCCCGTCCAGGATCTGAACAGGAATACGGCACTATGGGGAAATATGAGCGTCGCATGGACGAGCTTGCCCACCAAAGAGCACAGCAGGTTTCAGATTATTTCTGGGCAGGCGTTGATCCACGACGTCGTATTGAAAAGGCTGAGGGCGGAATGGTCCAAGAGGATCCAAGAGCCATGGCCAATCTTTCTGAAAGAGCAATCCACACCGAGTATCCAAGGCGTTCTTTGAACTCATTTGGATTTGGTACTAACCAACTCTTTGATACCGAAGGAGACCTATGATCTTTATACTTCCCCTTCTCTTATTGAGTCTTATTGTTGATTGCCACGAAGGGTATACCCACCTTTCTTGCGAGCTTAAGCCGCGCATCAGAGCTTCTCGCAGTCACTTTGATACCACGGTAAGTAGTGGCAACTGGAGCGGCTATGTTGCAGCTCCCAATCTTTTAAGGCCTGCGTTCTACACCGTTACCCAAGTGACTGGATCATGGGTGGTTCCTAACATAGTTTCAGCAAGCGTGAATACTTCCTGTTCGATATGGGTTGGTATAGATGGAGCTCGTAGTTCTTCAGTGGAACAGCTTGGTACTGAGCATGACTGGTTAGACGGACACGAGACTCATTATGCATGGTACGAGATGTTTCCTGCCGGAAGTAATGAGATTGTAGGGTTCCCTGTTGAAGTTGGTGACTTTATCACGGCTTCAGTCAGCTATAGCACCTTAAACGGCATTATTCCTATAGCTAATGGTCTTTTTATCCTAGAGATTATGAACCACACCAAGAAGGTATACAGCGTTATTCCGCGCATTAGCCCTGCTATTCTTGAGCGCGTCTGTGCGGAGTGGGTAGTAGAAGCTCCTTGGCTTAATCAGACACTTCCTTTGTCAGATTTTGGAAAGATTTATATGTCAGCATGCTCAGCTGAGATAACAGGCATCCTTGGTGCAATCAATAATCCTGCGTGGTCCTGTGAGGCTATGAATATGGTTGCTCCTGATGGAACTTCAAAGTCGATTGTCTCTGCTTTGTCCCCTGATGGATCCTCTTTCTCGGTTCAATGGTTTCATGTGTAAGGAGCAGTAATGAAGAAAAAAGTAACGGTTGCCAAAGGGGTTAAAGTTCCTCGTGGCGCTGAAGAAAAGATGCGCAAGAAAAAGGGCTCATCCAGTTCAGGCAAGTACAAAACCGTAGCTCCTAAGGACTTTGCGGGCAAATCAGGAGGCGCTTCAGCCTATTCCTTTCCGATCCCTGACCTTGCTCACGCTCGCAATGCACTTGCTCGTGCCCATTTTGCTCCTAACCCTGCTGGTATTAGGGCTAAAGTGTACAAAATGTATCCAGAGTTGAAAAAGAGACATGAAGCTCGTTCTAAAAAGGAGAAATAATGGCAACTAAAAAGATGAAACGTGCTGGTAAAAAAGCAGGACGTGTGATCAAAAAGATGGTTAAACGTGCCAAGAAAGAAGGCAAAGTAGAAAAAGTGATGCACGAGTACAAAGAAGGCGAACTTCACTCTGGATCTAAAAAAGGACCTGAAGTGAAATCTCGCAAGCAGGCTGTTGCTATCGCTCTTTCAGAAGCCCGTAAGGCTGGAGAAGAAGTAAAGCCTAAGAAAAAGGGCTCTAAGAAGAAGAAATAAAAAGGAGAGTGAAGCATGGAAGAAAAAAGAGAGACAGTAGGAAAGCTATCGTCGGAGCTCCTTCAAAAAGAGTCTCCGACGCATTCACCTATTGAACTTGAACGGGAGATGCATACGGATTATGAAGCTAATCTGATGTCTTGTATCGAAACCGGTAAGAAGATGCACGGAAAGAGTTTTTACGTGGTAGTGATCACTAAGCGTGAGCGGCTCATGCCCAACGTCTTTCGTAACTACTTCTTTTCCAGGACGAGTTGCCCTACCCCAGACTGGGATCAAACAGTCTACCGTTACGAATCATCATTTGAAGAGATTGAGTTTCTCTGGGTTATCCCGTCCAAGGATACCTGTGAACATCTGACACTGAACGCCTTACAGGTAGCTCCCGAAGAAAGGGCGCTGCTTGGATTTGTCTTGTCGTTCTCAGATGGGACCCTCTTCAAACTTGCAAAGAAATTGAACCAGGAGATGGAGCATTCTCCACTACTAGAAGCATAGCTTTTTAAAAAAGGAGTAGTATGTCAATGCATTCCCTGCCGCCCGTGTCGCAGCAGCAAATAGACCTTATGAATAAAGAAGCACAGAAGAATTTCGGTGTAGTACCAGATGAACCGGTACACGATCTACCGGAGATTGAAGAACAGTCTTCAGAGGAGGATCCTGTTGAAGCAGCACCTGAAGTTGAGGCGGTACCCGAACAAAAAGCGCCGTCTGTAAAGCAAAGTTCCTATTCCAAAGAAGAGAATATGGCTCTTTTGCGTGAACGTGCCCGTAAGGCGGAGGCTGAGCGCGAAGAATTAATGCGCCAACTCCAGTCCTATCAACAAAAACCGATCCAAAACCAAGCCCAAGCTCCTCAAGAGACAGAAGAGCTTTCTATTGGTGCCGATGACTTGGTAGAGGGTAAGCACTTAACCAAATTACAGAAAAAGATCCGTAGCCTTGAAGAGCAAGTAACTCAGAGCAAACAACAAAGCCAATCCTGGACCACAGAAGCTCGTTTGAAGCATCAATACCCAGACTTTGATAAAGTTGTCTCTGCATCGAATATTGCCTCACTTTCGGAGATGTATCCTGATGTTGCTAAGACTATTGGAGATTCTCAGGATCTTTATAGCAAAGCCGTTACTGCTTACACGGTCATTAAGAACCTTGGCATCTATACCGATGATTTTCAGAAGGATAAAGTGATAGCCGCTCAGAATGTTGCAAAGCCTAGACCTTTGACGAGCATAGCTCCAACACAAGGAGATACGCCTATGTCTAGAGCTAACGCGTTTGCAGAAGGTCTTACAGATGACCTAGCTAAACAGCTCAGACAAGAGATGTTCCAGGCTATGAAAAATAGATATTAAGTTACTGCTTACTCCCTCATCTTCTGGCTCTTCCCCACTTACCGGTTACACTTCCGGTGGGTGGGGATAGTCTTTTGTAAATTCCTAGGACATACCACATTTTTGGCGCGCTTTATAGGCGATTTTCGGCGCGACTTTCGGGACGACTTACAAAAACGTTATCCAGCCGCGATAATTCAGCGCGCAAATTATTTTTATGGCGTCAACTTTTCCGCTTTTTTCCGCGGAATTCCGCGGAATTGTCACGGAGGGGCTCCCTAGTGTGACAAGTAGCAGTATAAAAAGTAAATCGCTGTAAAAAGAAGCACTACAGATAGTGCAGCCAAGTAGCCAACGTTATCATCATTGCGATTATTTACGAATCTAGGAATCACACCAATCTCCTTTATTTAAGACTACAAACATATTTTGTTCCCTTATTCTTCTTTATTATTCTGAGCTTACTGCGTATCGGAGCTCGCATCTCCAACTCTATCCTAAGTAGCTTTTTGGCCAAGAGCGAAACGGAATCGGCGTACGGGACTCGCCAACCCAGGCGTATGTGAGAATCGCCCTCTCTTAACAATTAGTAGTGTCTTTTAAAAAGGAGATTGCTATGGCAATCACTACTACTAGTACGCTACCTGCTCCCGTGCAGCAAAGCTTTAGTTATAAGCTTCTGAGCGTACCAGTCCCTAGACGTATTGGGGACTATAAATCTTCTCTGATAGACTTGGAACCCGTACTATTAAGTTAACGGCAACAAGGGGCAAGAATGGAATATAAGTGCGAATGCGGCAAAGGTCATATCTTTAAGTGTCATAAGTGTGAAAAGAATGCTTCTTGTGTAACAAAAGGCGATTTTCTTATGATGAAACATGCATCTGGATTAGAGAGTTTTTGGCTCTGTGATAGCTGCCTCAAGGACGCCTTTAATTTCATTCAGCCTGAACGTAGCAAGCGAGAAGACCACGAAAGTGGATGCGGTGCTCTGAACACTGTGGAAACGCAGTGAGGGATAAGTAGAGAAAATCCCCGCCAGAAATGGTCAGTAGGCGCAAGCTGAAGTAACAGATTGAATATGATTCATAAAATACCTGCGATGCGTAAAAACATGCCACGCAATGGTGGTACAACCTTACGCATGAGAAGGTATAATGCTTTAAACACAGCTATGGTTCCACTAGGAAACTCAGGCGTTACTCCCCCTGCACAAAACCTTACTGCAGTGGATATTGACGCTAAGATTTCGTTTTACGGAACTTATGTCCAACTTAACGAACAGGTAACACTCCAAAACCAAGATCCAGTGCTTAACGAATGTGCAGCACGTCTTGGTGTATCTCTTCGTCAAACAGAAGACCAATTAACCCGTGACATGTTGGCTGCAACAGCATCCTTCATTAACTGTGTTGGTGGTGTCGATGGTGACGTTCCTACGGAAATCACACGTTCTGATGTGGACACTGTGGTTCGTGCCTTGTTGAACAACAACGCGTACACCATCATGGACAACATCGAAGGTGAAGACAAGTTCGGTACAGCCCCTGTACGTGATGCTTACTTTGCTCTTTGCAGCACTAACCTTACAGGAAACTTGGATAACATCGCTGGCTTTGTACAAAAGAACCAGTATCCAGCTCCTATGAATGCTCT